CAATTACTGATAGTTTACCATTATATTCTGCAATACAGTCCACTTGTCCAGCAATTGTTAACTTCTTACTGTACATGATTGTCTCTAAAGCATGTATGTTATTGATCTGATCTACGTATGGTTTAATTAGTCTGAACATACCTAGAGGTAACACACTTCTCTCACTCGGTGTTTCACCTTTCATGTATTGTTCAATCAAGTTGTGAGTTGCTGTACCACGTTTGGCTGCTCTTCTCATTTCCCAATTAGCAACGTCTTCACCAATACTGTCTCTCCACTTTTGTAGTTCTTTGCTCTTTGAAATACCAAGTACTGTTGTTATTGAAGGATAGTGTTTACCATCTATTTCGTAAAATCTGAATCCATCTATTTTCTTACCCTTTGTTTTCGGCAAAGGTGTTTCGTCTAGTTTCTTAAATGTAAATTTGCTCATAATATAATTATCCTATCACTTTATTGTTAATTTGTCAACCCTTATTTACTTCGTCTAATGCCCATTGTCTTTCCTGACACCACCAACAGGTATTACCACAACCACCAGGTACAATACAAGAGGCTGTCATATCTAATAGATCGGTAATGTCGTGATCATTGTATGCTTGTATTATAAATCTCTTATCAACTGTCTTATATGGTGCTAGATCATCTTCTTGTCTCTCTAGTTCTTCCCAATATAGACCACCAGGTAACCTTACTAGTTCCTCTGGATGACCTTGTGTCATTTTAAATGAATTTTGTACATCTTTAGGAGGACCCATTGATATGCCATGAATAGTATAATCAACTATCTTTTCTTCTAACATAATTGACATTGGTTTAATGTAAGTATGTTTTGATGGAGCTTCGCCACCCTCTGTATCAAACACCACAGATAACGGCCAGTTGATTGTTACAAATGGAAATTTGTTTCTAATGTAATATATGATTTTAGGTATCTGTTTACCATCACCAGGTGCCCATAGGTCAAGACCATTGTATGGTTGTATTGTAATATTTAAGTCTTGTTCTTGTATTGTATTTGCTATGAGGTAACACAATAAGGTACTATCAGCGCCACCTGACATGGCAACTGCAATAGTTTTGTTTTTAAACTTACTATCTTCTAGTACCTTTATTGTTCCAAATTCATTCTCATACTTCATAATTTAAATGCCTTTTTTGGCGTACATGTCGTTTAGTTCGTCACGTGTTTTCTTATGTTCATCGTTAATCGGTGTGGGCGTTCAAGTAGATAGTGCTTTAATTCTATCTCTTAATCTCTCTGCTCTAACACCAACTTGTTTTGCCCAACGGCTGTCCATCATTTCAACGGCTGCTGTTGACCAATTGCCATCATTTACGGCTGCTACAAACTTCTTAAACTTTGATAGTCTTGGAGCACCCATATTGAAACACATATTTACAATTACCTCTTGTGCTTCATCTGGTAGTTTATCTAAATCAGAAAATACTTTTTTAGATTCTGTTACGTAAGTTTCTACATCGCTGTCAAATACTGCATTAACTCTTTCCTCTGAAACTGGATGACCTACTTTGGCACCATATTCCTCGTCTTTAGCAGTTACTAAATGACCAATTCCAAAAGTCTTGTAACCTAGATGGTCATCATAGACCTCATACTTAACTCCTTCGTCAATCTTTAGTTGTTCTCTTAACTTATTAATGTTCATTCTTATCCTCTTGTTAGTTTTAATATTTTCTCTATCTGTGCCTTAATAATAGGACCTCTGTTTGGCCAATGTATATAAGGTTCAGTTGTTTTGCTTAAGTTATATAAGAAAGGTAATATTACTTTTTCAATTTCTTTGAAAGTTGCTTTTGTATCTTCGTCTGATACTGCTTTTGTAATAGTATCTTTTTCTGCCACTATCTGCATAATTTCATTCATCATGGCTTTAATAGATGAAACATCTGATTTAACCTTTGATATTTCTAAAGTAGAATTTTCAATTGCTTTTGTATTAATCTTTGGTGTTTCTTCTTTAGGTGGAGTTGCTACTGCGGTCATACCCCAATCATCGGTCAAATCAAAACCTCTCATGTAGTCTGGTAAATCGTTACTCATTTATTTTCCTTTTGTTTTTGATTGCCTTTTTAGGTGTTTCTGTACAACTTGTTTAGTTGCAATTTCTTTTGCTGTTCTCTTGCCATATCGCTCTGCTAAGGGACTTGTCGGGTGGTTTTCTGCGATACGTGACATGTTCTCTTTCCAGCCACCATCGTTTTTCATTGTTATGCCCATTACTCCAGCGGATATATTTAGTACCTGTGGTACCTGTACAATGTTCTTATTTTTCTTCATATATGTCTCCATTTCTGCAATGGTCATCATATCTGTATGTTCTTTTTTAGTTCTTTTGTTTCTAAACGTGTATATTGGCATTTGCAATTCCTATAATTCTATTGATTAACTCACCTAATCCATTTTGTCTTTGCATAGTAAGTAGTTCTTTGATACCTAACGGTGTAAAATCTTCTACAGTTAGACTAGCAACTTCTTCGGCTTTCTGACCATTAACTAAATTAGTTACCACTACGGCAGTGCCTTTAGTTATATGACTTTCACCATCAGCATGGTAACTCATAGTACCGTCTTTAAGGTTTTTAGTACCAGTAATCCATAGTTTGCTAGCACATCCATGAATTCTATTTGTCTCTGTCTTCAACCATTCTGGTAATGGTTTAATATCTTTTGCCTTGTCTATAAGATAGTGAAATCTATCATGTCCTTCTAACATCTTTATATCTGATCCTGCTTCTTTTATTAAATCTATTATCATTTGTTTTTAAAATATTTATTTAATCTATCTGGTTCGTCTCTATGTTTGTTATCTGGATCCATACTATCTTTTTTATCTGTTATAACTGGCCATTGTCTTGACCACTTATCGTTAAACTCAATCCACTTCTTGCCTTCTTCTTCCATGTCTGATAGTATTGCTCCTTCAGGACACTCTGGCTCACATACACCACAATCAATACATTCATCTGGATTGATCACTAACATGTTCTCTCCTTCATAGAAACAATCTACAGGACAGACCTCAACGCAATCAGTGTGTTTACACATGATACACTTATCATTAACACTGTATGCCACTATTATAAGTTTTTAAGTGATGATAATTTATCTTCAGCAGTTGCTAAGATTTCTAACTTCTTCTCAGCAGTTGCAACATAATCAATATGTTCAGCAACACCAATAGGTTTTTCCATGAATAAATTAATGTCTGCTTTTGCTACTGCAATATCACCTTCTAATTTTTTAATCAGTGCTTCTTTTATCATTATTTTTCTCTCTCTTTTTTACGTATTTAAAAAAGTCTTTATCTTGAAAGTATTCAGCGATTGCATTTGCTGGTACTTGATCACTCTTTATGCATTCATAAAGATTAGAGTATTCACTTTTTTTTATTTTTTTTATCATTTAGTATTCTACCATAGTTTGGCCAACCAAATTTATCTGGTGACTCACCTACGTATCTCCAACGAATAACACCTGTGTTAGGGTTTCTTTCGTATATTTTTGCTTTTTCTTTTATCATCTTACCAAAATTTTAATTTCTTAACACCTTTTTTAATTGTTTTAGTAATCGTCTTTGTTACATTAACAACTGGTGTTGCAACTGCAACTATAGATTTTTTAGCTTTTAATTTTCTCTTTTTTGTCATTGTTCTCCTCTAACTCGTTGTCGGACAATTCACTTAATATTAGTCCTTCTATTAATATTTTCTTTTCTTCGTTAGTATATTCTCTAATTGTATTTATGTCCATATCCAATCGTCTTTCCTGTTATCTTCGTTAGCCTTATTCTTCTTTTTCTCGTTGTCTAGTCTCTCTTTTTTATTCTTTTTAGATTGTTTAAATGATTCAGCAAGTTCTTTATCTTGTTTCTCACCAAATATTTCTTCTTTCTTCATTCTTGGTGTCGTTCTATTCAGCCAAAACTGAGGATTACCTCTTTCGTATGCCTTTTCAAACATTTTTTTCGTCATCTTTAATTCCTTTCTCGTACCACTCTGGTATCACTGCTGGTGATTTCCATGTAGCAAATAATCTTTTTTTAGTTATATAATACAGTCTATAAGAACCAATCACATCACCAGGTATTTTACATTCATCTGGCATAGCAGGTGTTGGGTCTGTAGCAATCTTATTTATAGGTATATTTTTAGGTGTATGGGATAATACATCTTTTAATTTCTGAATAGTCATGTGGTCTTTCGTATGATTATATCTTAATTTAAATTCATCACCAAGAGCAATCATATGTTTATACAACCATACGTAGTGAATTATATTTTCCATAACCCACACTGTACTAGGGTGTCCTGTATGACATGCTTTGTATAGAGTAGTTTCAAATAAGTTATCTTTCATCAACCATCTTTTAATATTTCTATTACCGTTTTTATTTCTCTGTAGATATTCTTCGCCGTCTAGCATTCTATGAGCAGTAGATAACATTTGAGCAGACTCAATAATCATCTTACATACATGTCTATCACATGACATCTTAGCCGCTATAATAGGATCTTTATCTAAATAAAATATATTCACTAGTGTACCAACTTCCTCATTACATAATCCATCAACTTATACTTTTTGGCTAGGTCTATCATCTTCTTATACCAAAGTGCTTTGAAGTCATCACTTTGAGCACTCTTACATGCCTGTGCTAACTTGTTTAATTTTTGTATTTCTATTGGTATGTGTATTTTTGTTTCCATGGTATATAATATATCACATTATGAGGCACTTGTCAAGCCTCTATTTTCCCAGATTTGTGCCATTTGTTAATATGGTTCTCATTATTGAAAACTTAGGATTATTCCAATCAACCTTTTTCTCACAATGAGTATCGGTTACACAGGTGGTTTTCATACAACCTGATAGAAACACCAATAATAATATAATACTAATCTTTTTCATTCCAGTCATATATTTGGTCTAATTTTAA